AAAGGCGACCCAGATCAGGGGGTGCTATTTGAATGATTCCCAAACCTAAGGAAGAAATTGATTCGCTACTTAAAAATTGGGAGGGTAAATAATGAAAAAGACAGTGGTAGTCGAAACCTTTAGCAATGGCACGGAGTACGGTTTATTTTTAGAGAAAAACTGTTTTAAATGCAGGCATTATGTCGGCTGGGAAGTAGCAACTGCAGAAAACCCTGAATGCAGCATAGAAGCGGATATAGCAGAAGCCATGTTTAACGAGGACAAGTTCCCGGAAGGCAAGATAATGATGGACATAGAGGACGGCAAGCCTTATATACCGCATTGCGTTGATTTTACAGAAGTATAAAACATTGCTGCAACTGTAATAATGGTTATATTGCAGGGAAGTGTTGACCTATAGCGAAAGATATAATATGATAATTGCAAGGAGTTGCCAATATTGCTGAAAAAACCTGCACGCATAAAAGATGAAGCAGTGTTAGATAAGATCCGGGGCAAGCCCTGTGCAGTAAAGGATTGCAACCGGCCGGGCGTACCTGCACACTTTAAAACAGTAGGATCAGGTGGCCCGGACAGCGAAGAAAATTGCCCGCCGTTATGCTACATACATCACTCCGAGGAACATACCATTGGAAGAATAACCTTTAGAAAAAAATATAATTTGCCTATCCCTAACATTAAAGGAGGTCGTTATTATGGAAGTTAAGGGAGTAACAGCAGCAGGAACTAATATATATTGTGCATTTGACCAGCTTGTACCGATCGGCGAGGTAAAGCCGAACCCAGAAAATCCGAATACTCACCCTGATGAGCAGGTTGAAATGTTAGCAAATATTATAGCAGGGCAAGGCTGGCGAACACCGATAACGGTAAGTAATAGATCAGGTCTGATTGTAAGGGGTCATGCCCGGTTGTTAGCTGCAGAGTATAACGGCGAAACCGATGTACCGGTAGATTACCAAAATTACGAATCGCAGGCTTCGGAATACGCTGATCTCATAGCCGACAATAGAATAGCTGAATTAGCCGACATGGACAATACTATGTTAAAAGATATGATCGAAAATTATATTGATACCGGCGAGTTGGATCTGGAAATGACCGGTTTTAAAACGGAGCATTTAGAAGCATTAATGACCCAGTTTCATGAACCCGGCGCCGAATTTTTTGAAGAAGATCCTAACTCCGGTGATAACCAGCCTAAAGTTATAACCTGTCCTGAATGTGGCCATGTATTTGAGCAATGAGAGTGCATATAGCAGGTCTTAAAGGGTACGGGTATATATGTGACTTAATAGTAGATGCAAAACGGCATGTCAACGGCGACATTAACGCAGAAGGCAATGACTTGTTAGCGAAGGTGATAAATGAAAGCAGGGGAAACGATGATAAGATGAAAATATTTTTAGCTGGTGAACATACCGTTAAAAACGGCAACCTTGCAGACTGGAGCGAAGCCAATATACTGGAATCATATTATTATGCATGCAATAATAAGTATGTGGCAAGGTTACTGCAAAACATGGACAAGGATCGTTTTATGCTTGACAGTGGGGCAGCAACTTTCCATAAGGGCAATATAACGGTAGACTATGATCGCTACACCAAGGAATATGCGGAATTTGTAAATAAACATAATATAAAGTTGTTTGTTGAGATGGACATAGACAATCAAATAGGTTTAAAGCAGGTAGAAAAGCTGCGGAATGTATTAGAAACAGAAACAGGTATAAAGCCATTAGTAGTGTGGCACCCGGGCAGAGGCAAGCAGTATTATTTAGATATGTGCAAGGAATATAAATATATTGGATTAGGTGGCATTACCGATAAAAAGGCCAGAGATAAAACAAAGAAACACTTTTTATGGTTTATTAGCAAGGCAAGGGAGCAGGGAACAAAAATTCACGCTTTTGGTTACACCGGAATGGACGTATTGAAATATCCTTTTGATTCGGTTGATAGTACAGCATGGCTTTACGGTAACAGATCAGGCCATTTATATTATTTTGATGGCAGCAGAATAATTAAAAAGGCGAAACCGGCCGGAACAAAACTTAAATCACGAGCAGTTGCGTTGCATAATTTTAACGAATGGGTTAAGTTTGGGAAGTACATGGAAACATTTAAATAAGAAGTGTGCGGTTCAACGGCAGCCTGCAAAAAACTGCCGGGCCTATAAAGGCCAAACAAAACTAAGGGTAGTGTAAGACCCTACCTAAAAAAACTGGAGGAGAATAAAAAATGGAATTCAGTATGGACTTTAATTCGTGGTTATGGATTATCGCAGTATTTGTGCAATTCGGCCTTGTTACACTGGCCTACAGGGTATTCGGAAAGATTGGCTTATTCGCCTACATGGGAATATCGATATTTCTGTTAAATCTTGTATCGGTTAAGCTGGTTGAATATGGCATGGTTGGTGGTCTGGCATTGGCAGCCGGACACATGTTGTTTGGATCAACGTTTTTAATCACTGACATTTTAAACGAAAATTATGGTAAAAAGGTGGCCAGAAAAGCAGTATGGATGGGCCTATTTTTTGCAGGCACAGCGATGGGAATGGCCTATCTGGTCACTTTTTATATACCGGCCGAAGCCGACATAATGCACGAACATCTACACACAGTGTTTGGGTTTGCCGGTAGAATCGTAATAGCATCGTTTACAGCATTTTTAATTTCAGGGTTAGCGGATATATACTTGTACAGGTATTTCCGTGATAAAAACTGGGGTAAAATATGGATCTCTAATAATGCCAGCACATGGATAACCAAAACCCTTGATGCAGTTGTATTCGCTTCTATAGCATGGTACGGTGTGTTCCCGGTAGAAATGGTTGTTTCAATGATGGCTGTTTCTTACCTTTTCGATATTGTTACTACTGCATTAGATACACCCTTTGTCTATCTTGCTCGCTGGCTGAAAGATAACGGCAAGGTCGGAATCGGAACATTTTACGAAGAAGCATAATATAAAAAGAACCGCACACTTTTTATATATAAGGAGTAGGAAATAAATGGAAACCTTGAGAGAGAAGCAGGCCTTTGAGTTTTATTACAAGCAAGGCAATGAAAGATCGTACATGTCAACGGCAAGACAATTTAATGTCACCAAAAGGACAGTGGCAAGGTGGGCCAAAAAACACGGCTGGCAGGAGAAAGTTCAGTTAAGGGATCAGAACAATGCGAAGGAACTGGAAAAGCGGACAGACAAAAGTGTCGTTGATCAGAAAGCAGAACTGTTAACGGTGATCCGCTATGCTATATTTGGGAAGGATCAGTTTGCGGATCGATTACGTAAAGGCGAGATAAAGGCCAAAGATATGTTCGAGTTTAATGTATTATTTAAGAACATGCTCTTATTGTTAGGCGAGGAAACAGAAAGAACCAGCCATGAGATAAGCGGGGAGTTGCAAAACATTGTCACAGACAGCGAGTTTCTGCGAGCGTTACAACAAGCTGACGAGCAGCGAGCAAGCAAAGGCGATACTGACAGCGAATCCTAATCGCTGGTTAGAAAAAACAACCGGTGAAACCTTTTGGGATAAGCAGGAGCAGGTTGCCAAAGCGGTAGCGGTATATCCGAGGGTAGGTGTGGCCAGTTGTAATAGTGCCGGTAAGAGTTTTTTAGCTGCTCGCATTGCTGCATGGTTTTTAAACGTTTATTCGCCTTCCATTGTTATTACTACTGCACCTACAGACCGGCAGGTAAGACGGATCTTATGGAAAGAGATACATAATGCCTACAATAAAGCAGTTGAAAAGGGCAATAAGTTAGGCGGTGAACTGTTAACCAAAGAATGGCGGTTTGCGGAGGATCATTTTGCTCTGGGTTTTTCATCTAAAGACTATGATGCAACAGCGTTTCAGGGTATTCACAGCCCTTATTTACTGGTAATAGCTGATGAAGGGGCAGGGTTAAGCGAGAGCGTATGGGAAGGCATATTTTCTATATTAAAAGGTGGTCATCACAGGCTGTTAACTATAGGCAACCCGACAACAATAGAAGGCCAGTTTTATCAAATATTCCAGAATGAAAATTGGTGGACTACCTATATATCGGCTTATGATACCCCTAATTTACAAGGGCAAGGCATTAAAGTGCCGGGCCTTATTAACCGGGAAGATATAGAGAACGCAAAAATTGATTGGGGAGAGGATAGCCCATTATTTAAGTCAAGGATATTAGGCCAATTCCCGGACAGCCTGCAGGACACATTTATACCCCTGCATGTAGTAGATCAGGCCGGTGCCGGTGAATGGTCTAACAATGTAGATAAAGATGAACCTTTGCATGTAGCTGCCGACCTTGCAAGGTATGGTGATGACGAGAGCGTGTTTACTGCAAGGCATGGTCAGTTGGGTTTTAACTGGGAATCGTTAAGTGCGGATCAGTTGGGAACATTAGGCATAATGACGGCAGCCGGAAAGCTGGTGGCCTTCGTTAAAAAGTCGCTTGATATATTAGGTAAAAAGTCTTTACCGGTTATAATAAAATGCGATGCAGTAGGTTTAGGCGGTGGCGTGCCGGATCGGTTAAGGGAAATGAAGGCAACCGGAGAAATACCGAACAACTGGTTAATATACGACATGAGTGCAGGCAGTAAAGCAAGGCAACCGGAGAAATATGTTGATGCCGGTACCGAATGGTGGAAAGGTTTAGCGGATAAGCTAAAGGCAGACATGGCCTTTGGGCCGTTATTCGCAAATAAGAAGGTTCAATCGCAGTTATGCAGCAGGAAATATGAATATACAAGTGCGGATAAAGTAAAATTAGAGAGCAAGGATAAGATTAAAAGCCGGGGATTACCTTCTCCGGACTGGGGGGATTCGGTTGCCATGCTTTATGTAGAGCATCGTTATCATAAATCAAACATGACCGGTGTAGGCAGCACACACGCAAAGGAGGCTATTAACTGGTAATGAAAAAGGACATTGATAAGCTATTAAGCGAAGGGTTAAATCAAAAGCAGGTTGCCAGCCGGTTAGGGGTACACCCTTCAACGGTATCANGNCATATAAAGCTGGCCGAGCCGGTTACGAAGGCAACCATGAAGAAAGAGATCGGCAGTGTAGGGCAATCACATTCGGCCTTGTTTAGTGCCTTTGGTGGTGGTGAGTATTTACGTGAGGTTAAATGGCCAGCCAGCATAGACCAGTATGATAAAATGCGCAGATCCGATGCACAGGCACAGGCCATGCTGCTGGTTATGGAGTTACCGTTAAGGTCAACGAAGTGGTATGTCAAGCCTTTTAGTAACGAGCCAAAAGATGTTGAAATAGCCGAAACCATAGAGGAAAATTTGTTTGCAGGCCCGCCTAAAGGGTTAACCATGCATTGGGATGACTTTTTAAGGGTAGCTTTGACCATGCTTCCGTTCGGTTATAGTGTATTCGAGAAAGTATTTGAAGTTAAAAACGGTTATGTCCGGTGGAAAAAGTTTGCTCAACGGCCACAGCGTACCATTGCCGACTTTCGCTATGACGAAAATGGTGGGCCGGAAGGTATTAAACATTTAAAGGTTAAGGGAGCCAGCTATGAACATATTAATATACCTATTGATAAGCTGATTGTTTTTTCTTATAGAATGGAAGCCGGTGACATGTTAGGACAGTCGGTGTTAAGGTCAGCTTATAAGCATTGGAAGATAAAAGACTTTTTATATAAGATCAGCAATATAGGGATAGAGCGAAACTATGTAGGAACGCCGACTATGGAGTTGCCGGAGAATTACAGCGAAGAAGATTACGATAGGGCCAAAAGGCTGGTTGAGGATTTAAGGTCGGCCGATGCAGGAGGGGCCTTAATACCTCACGGCTTTATATTGGATCTGTTTGAAGGTAAAAGAGGCCTTGCTGATGCCCTGCCATTTATTGAGCATCACGATGTCATGATGGTGCGTTCCATACTGGCACAGTTTATTAATTTAGGCAGTAAAGATGTCGGCAGTTATGCCTTGTCGAGTGATCAATCAGATATGTTTTTAATGTGCTTAAATGCTACTGCAGAATATATAAAGAATACAATTAACAGTTACGCTATTCCGCAGTTGGTTGAGTATAACTGGGATGTAGCCGGTTATCCTACTATTAACTATGAGCCGATCGGCAAGGAAAGCACACAGTTGCTAAAGGTATTAAAGGATCTTGTGGCTGGCAAGCTAATAGTGCCGGACGAAAATATTGAAAGCTGGTTACGCAATATGCTTGAGTTGCCGGAGAAAGGAGATCCTTTAGGCAATAGTGAACCTACTGCATTAAAGGAAAAGGTAACTTTTAGCGAAGCCGGTGAAAGGAGGTGGCGAAGGGATTTAACGGCTTGGGAAAAAAGGGTTAACCTTGAAGAAATAGAGCAGAAATGGGATAGTGAGGAAGAAAAGCTAATAGCTAAAGGCAAGGAGATCAGCGATAAGCAGATCGAGGACTTGTTTGAACGGATCAGAAAGGAAGTTGAGAAAGGCAATTATGCGGAACTGGCCAAAATACCGGTAAGATACCGGGGAGAGTTTAGCCAGTTTATGGGCCAGCAGTACAGGGATCTTGTTGAGTTTGGTAAAGAGCAAGGATCCGGCGAAGTAGGTATTGACAGCGAGGACGTGCCTACTTCAAACAAGCTGCGAAATATAGCGAACGCTAAGTCGGCTGCATCTGCGGATCAGTTAGCACAAAGACTTAAAACGCAGGCAGTTATGGCAGTATTAGGGGCCATAAAGGAAGGCAAAACTGGAAACGAAGCGATCTATAATGCAAGGGAACAGGCTAAAGAGCGAGCCGAAAAAGAATTAAAGGCCACAGCATCGGCACAAGTAGGTGATGCCATTAACGATGGCCGACAGCAGGCAGCAGATAAGGCCGGTGTTAAGCTGGCCCAGTATAGCGCTATATTAGATGATGCAACCTGTCCGTTATGTCGCTGGATGGACGGCTTAATTATTAGAACTGATAACCCTGATTATGGCATATTCTCTCCACAGGTTCACCAATATTGCCGGTGTGTATGGGTATATATACGGCCAGACGAAGAACCGCAGCCGGATCCTACATGGGAAACCCCTCCGGCCGATCTGGTTGACAGGCATGGCAGCATGATATATCAGGAGGTTTATTAACAGCTTGTTAACGTTAATATTGCATTAATAAACCGTTAATAAATAAAACTTGTTAACGCACTTATTAACGCCTAAAATTTACCAGACCGGAAGAGCCTTATATAGCAGGCATTGTAGCGTTTATTAATGTTAATGTTAACTATAAAGTAAAGATCTTTTGTTAATAAACTCTCTCTAGTACATAGTACGGTACTGGTTGCGTACTACAGGAAGATCTTTAAGATCTTTAAATGCAGTAGTTAATAATGATATAATCATTAAAAAGGAGGGTAGTATATGCCAAGTACATTAAAACGGTATAAAGGAAAGTTGGCCTATTTGTTGAAGAAGTATGGTGACAGACAAACGGCCATAAAAAAGGCCCGGTCGTATGCAGGCGGTAAAAGTAAAGGAAAAAATAAGGTTAACAAGTTACAATTCCCAGATGAATTTCCCTTTGAATCATTTACTGCCTGCGTGGAGCGAATGAATGGTGAAGTTGATAACCCACAGGCTTATTGTGCTGCATGGGTAAAGCATGCGAAGGGGCATTGGCCAGCAGAAGCCAGCGAGGAAGCGAAACAGCTATTGCAGGAAGGAGGAATGGGTGCATTGAATAGGTTCGTTAATGTAGTTAAGTTAAACGAAGATGTTAACGAGGTTGAAATATTAAGAACTGGTGAATGGGATCATCCACAATACGGCAAAATTAAGATAACTGAACCTGTAATTGACAATATGATTAAAAATTTCTATAATAACGTCAGAGGGGTTGACCTCGCAGTTGATCAGGCTCATAAACCAGACGATGGAGCAGCAGGCTGGTTTAAGGAGTTACGAAAAGAAGATACCGGCATTGCTGTTCGTTTAATGGCCAAAATTGAATGGACACCAACTGGCAAGGAGTTGATCAAGAGCAAGATATTTAGATACTTTAGCCCCGAATTTACGTTTAACTACAAAGACGCCGAAACTGGAAACCAGATCAAGAATGTATTGTTTGGTGGAGCATTAACTAATAGACCTTTTATTAAAGGAATGGCCCCAGTACTGCTTGATGAAGCCACAGCAGAAGAAATAACCAATCAGGAAATAGCATTAATGGAAAATCGTATCTTCACATCGGGTAAATCCGGTAATGAGCCGGATAATTATAACCATAAAACGGAAGGAGGAAATGATCTGATGGAACTGAAGGAAATTAGGGAGTTGCTGCAGTTGTCAGAAGATGCAACCGAGCAGGAGGTTGTTACTGCATTGGCCGATAGTTATGGTGAACTTAAAGATGTAGTAAGTGGCCTGTATGAAAAACTTGAATTAAGCGAAGAAGCAGGGGCAGATGAAGCCCTGCAGGCGATAGAAGGACTTAACGAAAAGGTTAAGGCTAAAGAAGATGAAAGCCAGACCTTATCGGAAAGGATCGCAACGCTGGAAGCACAAACCAAAGAATCTAACTGGGAACAGCTTAAGACAAAGGCAATGAGCGAAGGCAAATTGACAGCAAAGCAGGCCGAAAAGTTTAAGCCGATGTACTTTAAGGACCCGGAAGGAACTAAAGGCATTATTGAAGCCTTGTCGCCGGTTATTGACTTGAGCGAACATGGCAGTAACCAGCAAAGCGAAAGCAGTATTGAACTTTATGAAAGCAAGATCAAAGAAAAAATGAAAGATGCCGAAGGACTGCAGTATGCAGAAGCAGCCCGGATGGTGGCCAGCGAAAACCCCGATCTTTGGAAAAAGGTTGACGAAGAACGGCGCCATTAAGGGAATTAAACCCTTTACGAAAGGAGCGGAATTAAATGCCGAATATTAAAATATTGGCAATTAGTATGAAGGCCGAAGCTGACCTGTCAACACATCAATTTAAACTGGTTAAATTAACCGGCGACCGGCAGGTTAACCTTGCCGATGGCAATGCCGGTGAAGCATGTCTTGGTGTTTTGCTTAATAAACCAGATGCGAATGAATATGCCGAGGTTGCAGTAATGGGCCAATCGCAGGTAGAAGCCGGGAATACGATAACGGCTGGCCAGTTATTGCGGTCAAACGGTTCTGGTGTAGCACAGCCAGTAGCAGCAGATAAGGATCGTGCGTTTGGTGTGGCATTGGCCGGGGCAAGTTCCGGTGAGCAGTGTCCTGTACTGCTTATTCCCGGTGGGGAATCAGGCGATTACAGTTAAATAAAATCTTTTAGGAAAGGAGTTGCAATTTAAGTGAATCCTACAGCCAGTGACGTAAGAGTTGACCCAGTATTAACTAATATGAGCATAGCGTACCGTAACAGCATGTATATTGCCGAGCAAGTCTGGCCAATAGTACAGGTTGACGGTATGTCTGGCAAGTATTATATATTTGATCGTGGCGAATGGTTCCGTGACGAAGCACAGGTAAGGGCACCCGGCACAGCATCAGAAGGGGGAGGTTTTACCCTGTCTGATGACAGCTATAGTTGTGAAGAAAAGGCATTTCACACCTTATTGGCTGACGAAGTGCGCGATAATGCCGATGCTGTGTTAAGAATGGAAGCTGCAAAGGCTAACTATGTAACCGATAAGATCCTGCTGACCTTGGAAAAAGCAGTTGCCGATAAGATAATGGATACCAGCAACTGGGATAACGATACCACGTTGTCCGGTACCGACCAGTGGAGCGATTATGATAACAGCGATCCGATCGATGACATAGTTACCGGTATTGAAGCGGTTGAAGATGCAACCGGTGTGCCGCCTAACACAATGGTATTAGGCCTTCCGACATGGCGTAAATTAAAGCATCACCCGGACATTACTGACCGGATGGCAGTAACTAATACAAGGGTTTCAAGTCTGCAGATCCTGCAGGAGTTAGTTGATATTGACAGGATCTATGTAGGTAAGGCCCTGTATAACAATGCTGTGCGTGGTGCAAGCGATAACTTTGACCATGTATGGGGGAAACATTGTTGGATCGGCGTTGTGCCGCCATCGCCTG